TATCACTTTAAGAATAGAGGGTATAGGGGATTTGCCATGAATAGGCCAGATAAGAACATGAACAAGCTATCAAAAACTGAACTTGAGATAGGTGGTATACCAAACTCTAGCGAGGACGTGAGACAGGCACACGCATCATGTATAGAATCGTATATTGAGGAGTATGTTGGATTTGATACAGAAGGAAATTATAGAGATCCAGAGACTATTGGTTCAATGTATTTTAATAAAACATTAGAAGACTGGGCCAGGTTTGACCCAACTAATAGAACAAAACACGATGCATCAATAAGTTCTGGATTAGCAATTATGGCTACAAGAAAGCACATGTTTATGCCAGAGAGAAAAGAATCAAAAATTAGTATTAAATTTGTAAGATATAACAACCAAGGCAGTCAAAGCAAAATTATAGAATAGAATGGAGAAACCATCTGTTATCATATATCAAAATCCGTTTCCAAGTCAAATGGTTTCGGATGAGGAAAAGCAAACCTATGAGTATGGGTTGAAGATTGGTAAAGCCATTGAAGGAGAATGGTTTAAGAGGAAAAACAATACCTGTAGATTTTATGATCAATGGGGAGAATTTCATAGGTTAAGACTATACGCTAGGGGACAACAGCCAGTACAGAAATACAAGGATGAACTAGCTATAAATGGAGATATGTCTATGATGAACTTAGACTGGACTCCAGTTCCAATAATACCTAAGTTTGTTGATGTTGTTGTAAATGGAATGTCTGACAGACTATTCAAGGTTAGAACAGAAGCTCAAGACGTTATGTCTGCTGAGAGAAAGAATATATTTCAAGAAATGATTGAAGCCGATATGGCAGCTAAAGATTTCTTGCAAATGACACAGGATCAGTTTGGTGTAAATGCATTTAATGTTGATCCAAAAGAACTTCCAGATACTGATGAAGAGCTTGAGCTGTATATGCAGATAAAATATAAGCCAAGCATAGAAATAGCAAACGAGATTGCTATTGACACTGTATTTGAAATGAACAGGTATGATGAGCTAAGGAAACTAATGAATTATGACTTAGTTACTTTAGGTATATCTGTTGTTAAACATTCCTTCTTAATTAATGATGGTCTTAAAGTTGATTATGTTGATCCTGCTAATTGGATTCACAGTTATACTGAAAAAAATGATTTTTCGGATTGCTACTATTTTGGCGAGGTTAAACAAATGCACTATACAGAGGTTCTTAAGATAGATCCTACGCTAACAGACGAGCAACTAAACGAAATAAGAAACAGTAGTGCTGCATGGTATACTTACTTTCCAATTATTAGAAACTATCAAGACGATTACTTTACAAATGAAATTGTAACCCTTATATACTTTAATTATAAGGCAAGTAAGAAGTTTGTTTGGAAGAAAAAGTTACTAGAAAATGGTGGAGAGAGAGTTATCAGAAAGGATGAAGGATTTAATCCACCAATGGAGGATGGAATGCCATTTGAGAGAGTAGAAGCAGTTAGGGATGTTTGGTATGAAGGAGTAATTGTTGCAGGAACAAACATAATATTAAAGTGGGAGATGATGCGTAATATGGTTCGTCCTAAGTCAGCATCACAAAGAGCTTATCCAAACTATGTTGCATTTGCTCCTAGAATGTACAAAGGAGCCATGGAGTCTTTGGTTAGACGAATGATTCCATTTGCCGATCAAATACAATTGACTCATCTAAAGTTACAGCAAGTTACTGCAAGAGTAGTTCCAGACGGTGTATTTATTGATGCTGATGGTATTAATGAGGTTGACTTAGGTACTGGAGCTGCATATAATCCAGAGGATGCGTTAAAGCTTTACTTTCAGACTGGTAGTGTAATTGGTAGAAGTTATACACAAGATGGTGAGTTCAATAATGCTAGAATACCAATCCAAGAGTTAAGCACAAATAGTGGTCAGGCTAAAATGTCTTCACTAATAAACAATTATAATCACTATCTCAATATGATTAGAGATGTGACAGGAGTAAATGAGGCTAGAGACGGAAGCATGCCTCATCCAGATGCATTAGTTGGTATACAGAAACTAGCGGCAATGAACTCTAATACAGCTACTAGACATATTTTAGAAGGTAATATAAATATAACTAAGAGATTATCTGAATGCATTTCAATAAGAATTGCAGACATACTAGAATATTCTGATTTTGCTGAAGAGTTTGCAATGCAGATTGGTAAGTATAATATATCTATTCTTGATGAAATTAGAGATTTATATTTATTTGATTTTGGAATTTTTATTGATCTTGCTCCAGACGAAGAGGAAAGACAAATGCTTGAGGCTAATATTCAAGTCGCTTTACAGCAACAAACAATTGATTTAGAAGATGCTATTGATATTAGAAATATCAAGAATATCAAGTTGGCCAATGAGTTGTTGAAGATGAAGAGAAAAAGAAGAATGGAACAACAGCAGAAAGACAAGCAGATGGAATATCAAATGCAAATGCAAACCAATATGCAGTCACAACAAGCTGCTGCTGAATCTAAAGCTCAGTTGTTGCAAATGGAATCTCAAAGCAAAATTCAAATTAAAGAGGCAGAGGCAAACTATGAGATAATGAAAATGAAAGCTGAAGCTGATTTAAAGAGAGAGTTAATGGAACTAGAATTCCAATACAACATGCAATTAAAAGGTGCTGAAGCAGAACAATTAAAGAAAAGAGACGAAGACAAAGAGAAAGCAAAAGATAAAAGAGTTGATCTGCAAGCATCTAGACAGTCTGATCTAATTAATCAAAGGAAGAATAATCTACCACCAATTAATTTTGAGAGTACAGAAGATTCTTTAGATGGATTTGACTTAGAATCTTTTGGTCCAAAGTAGTATGGCATATATAGAGCACAACTTTTTTCCTCTCAAAGTATTTGTAAGGAATGAGTATATGTATCAATTTAAAGAGGGGCATGGTAAGTTTACTCCTGGAGTAATAATGTCGGTTAGGTGTATGCCAGGTCAGGCAGCTTTATTTCAAGTTCTTTTAGAGAATGGTGTAATGAGAGATAAGTTGCCATCTCATGCTTTATTAACAGAACCTAAAACACCAAGCCCAGATCTCCC